CGGCAATCGGATCTTTGCCTTCGATCGGGCGGCCGCATCTGCGATCTTCTGCACGGTGGCACGGACGTCAGGGTGATCCTTCAGCGCGGCGAGCGCGTCGTCGTAGTTCTCGATCACCGCGAACCACCGCGTCGTGAGGCTCACACGCGCGCCCTTAGACCCGGCGTTGGTCACCAGCTTCGTGGTGCCATCGCGCATCGACACGGCCCCTGGTGCCGCTCCTGTGGCCGCTAGAGCCGCCTTCGCGGCCTCACGGACCCTGATCAGGAACGGTGCGATGTAGCCGCGCTTCAGCTTGTCGATCGTCATGCTGGCCGCGTTCGCCGCCTCCATGAACGGCTGCGTGGCGTCGTTCAACTGGCGGATGATGGGAAGGCGCCGTTGGTCGAGTTCGCGGATCTGAGCCTCAAACGGAGCAGCCGCGATCTTCCTGTTCTCGTCGACGTCGTCGATCAGATCCTGCAGCCGCTTCACCAGATTGGCAGCGAGGTCAGCCTCGGCCTGCGTCTGGGCCTCGCCCTTGTTGATGATCTGCTGCGCCTCCATGCGCAGGTCGTCGAGCTGCAGCATCGCATCGCTCAGCCCTTCAGGTGGCTTGTTGTGCTGGCGCGTGACGACGTGGTCCGGCCAGATACCGCTGCGCTCAGCCTGTCGATAGGCGCTCTCGCTAACCGGCTGGCAGTAGGCGAACACGCGCTCGCACCAACCCCCATCGATGATCGCCTCCTGGCCGATACCATTCCGGCCGACGAGCTTATCGGTGCGGGGATCGCGCCAAACAGCGACAGGATTGTGTGTCGTGCGGTGCCGGTAGAATCCTGGCACAGCCACGCCGGGCGGCACGTCGAGCAGGGAGGGTGCGTCGTTCGCGACGGCCTCACGCCACGGTGCATATTCGTCGGTCAATGACGCCTCCCCTTCTTCGGCTTCGGCTGAGGCCGCTTGATGCGCTGCGTGGCCTTGCTGATGTCAGCCTCGGGCATGTCGGCCAAGCGCAGGGCGCGCTCGGCAATCCGTGTGGCGAAGGCCTCGACCGTCTCGGACAGCGGCCACTTCTCTTTGCTCGAGATCGTGCGCGCCACTGACGTGATAGAGTTGCCGATCGCCGCCTCCAAACTGGCGAGAACAGAAGGCGAGGGCTCCTCCATGTCCATCTCGTCGGCCATGGCCAGCATGATCTCAGGGAGGATGCGCTTCACCATGCGCGCATCGCTCTGCTTGCTGCCGCTGAGCACAAGCAGATCGCACCGCTCATGGATCTCAGGGATCATGCGCATGACCGCGTCGCGCACGGGCGTGAGAGTGGGCTTATCCATGGGGTTCCTTCCTTCTCAGCCTGCGCTCGGCGCGGGCCAGCTTGCCTTTGACACGCATGACCCGGACACCGACGATCTTGGCTTCGTCGTCGTCGACAGTGCCAGCGTAGATGGAGCCGTTCTCGATCGCGACCTCAAGCGCGCCCCTCAGAAGGGCCACGTCGTTGAGCGTGAGCAGGACGCTTGTGAGCGGCGCTCTCATAGCAGCCGCTCATGCAACTCGTCGGCCTTGGCCTTCTCCTCATACTCGGCCGCGATCTCCGACATGAGGGCGATCTGCTCGGCCGCGAAGGCCTCGGTCATGTTGCCGTCTTCGACCCGACGTCCGTAGACACGGACGCGCTGCTTGACCTCGCGCTTGGCGCACTCAGCCTTCTCGCGATTGGTGTAGGGCATGGCGGTTCCTCGCTGCTTGATGCAGGTATTTCAGTTGGCGAGCCGGATCGACTGTGCCGCCGACGCAGTCCTTCATGGCCAGTCGGATGGTGGCAACCTTGCCGTGGATCCGTTTCTTGCGGGTGCCGCACCGTGCCATCGTGTTCTTCATGGCTGCTCCTTCCCCTTCAGGCCGAGCTCGTTGATGGCGTCGAGGTAGGCGCGCGTCAGGCTGTCGTAGGCCCCGGCGTCCTTGCGGAACACCGCCTCGCCGCGCTCCTTGACCTCGCGCTTCCAGTCGAACAGGCGCAGCTTGTACACGGCGACGCTGACGTCGCGTACATATTCCGGATCATATTTCGGCCGGGGTCCTGTCGTCATGGCACATGCTTCCCGTCTGAAAATGCGACCCGATACGAGCCCCGTGGAACCTCGCCGCGAGCGGCCGCCTCGTAGGCTACGGCCAGTGCGTCCCCGCTGATGTGCTGCGGGTAGGCGATCAACTCGACCTCGTTGAATTTGCACTGAACGATCAGGTTCAGCTGGCGCGCCAGCATCACCATCTGGTGTGCGCAGGCGTGGATGCTCATGCCTGCAGAGCCTGTAACCTCTAGGTTGAGCTTGGGTGGATAAACCGTCATGTGGCTAACCCCGCTAGTGCCAGCATCACGGCAATCATGAGCGCGGTGCTGAACAGGAAAAGGATGAAACGCTCTACCAACACGAACACAACTGCCTCCTACTTGAACACCAGCATGGCTGTGAGCACGATCGCGATCCACGTCAGCGTGATGTCGATGGCGCGGAGCTTGTCGAGGAATTCGACGAACTGCTCGGGGCTCATGAGAGCGCCTCGTCCTTGAGCCGTTCCATGGCGGCTGCAGCCAACTCGACCGTCGCGAAGCAGCCGATGTAGCCCGGCCAGCCCGTCCGCGAGATAACGTTGCCTTGGCTGTCGAAGCCATAGCGCCGTGCGATCTCGTCGCCCGTGATCTGGTACAGAGCCCAGCCGCCGTTGGGCCAAGGCTCGGTCGGGCCGAAGTAGCTGATGTGAAATTCGGGGCGCCTGCTCATAGGACACCGAGCAGGGTGTAGACGAGCAGCCACCCGGCGAGCCCGCCGCAGACGAGGGCGGCGTAGAGCGCCACTGCTGGTCGACGAAATCGGCCGACAGCGTAGTCAAAGGCGCAGTGAGTGCACTTGCCGTCGGGGTGCATGTGCCAGCCGCAAGCTGGGCACAGACAGTCGTGATACATGCGCCGCACGGGGCGCAGAGGCGTTGAATGTGTCATGCAGTTTTCCCAAGCGAACCGCCGTGATTCGCTATCCCGAACGCATCGAACCACGCTTCGGTTATTACCGCAAGTCACCGGCCGAGATTTATTTTCGGTTGTGATCAGCGGGGACTGGGAGCATAAACGGACAGGGCCCCAGGAACCTCTCGGTTCGACTGGGGCCCCTCTGGCCGTGACTGCTTGGAGAGCGAGTGGAGCAGAGACGCTGTTGAGAGACGCCAACCCCTGACCAGGCCCACAAGATATAGCCCGTCTCAGAGGGAGGCGCAACAGCATCTGCTCCGGTGGTGAGGTTTTCTCAACCGGAGACTGGAAAAAATGACTGTTATCCCCTTCAAGAAACCGAAGATCACACCTGAGAAAGCCGCCGATCTACGAGAGTTACAAAAACAAAGGCGGCAAGCCGAAAAAGTCGCCGCTCCAATACCTCGGGCGAGATACACTTGGCCGCGTGGCCGGAAGCATCTCGTGATCCAGAACTGGATGTCGAGGATTGCATACGACGACGCCCTCCCTTCCATCGCCTACCGCGTAGCAATGCTGATGGCCGACAGGTTTCACTCTGTCGACGGTCGGTGTTGGGCGTCCGTGCTCACGTTGGCGAAAGGCGACGGAATCACTGGCCGGATGGACGCGAGACGCATCAAGGAAGGACGCAAGGCGCTCTTCATGCGCGGCTATCTGGACCGAGTGTGGGCGGTGCCTGAATCGGGCTATCCCGAGACGATGATCTACTACCCGGCGTTCCCCCTAACCAGTGCGCAATGTACGTAAGGGGGGGGTGCGCACATTACGTACGTTGGGGGTGCGCAATGTGCGCCCCCAATCCTAGACTCATCCCTGACTCTATCCTTTACACTGGTATAAGGGTGTAGCTCTGTACCCTCTGCCTATCGGCAGAAGATTCATTGGAGCTACACCTAGCAAGTGCTGCGTAACGGAAACGGAAACAGACTATCGCGCGGGCGCGCGGGAGACGATCATGATCATCTGGCTGGACCATCTCATTTTCGGCAACGGCCATGGGCTGAAGACGCCCTACTTCGACGACAAGTTCTACTGGCTGAAGGATGCAAAGACTGGCAAGAGTGAGTTCTACCAGTTCAGCGGCGGCTATGGCGCGCAGCTCACGAGCTTTCAGTGGCGGCACCCCAGACCTGGCGAGCGTCGGCGGCTGCGCGGCGTGGACTTTACGGCGTTTCAGAGTTCTCGTCAGTGGTGCCGGGTGCGCGTGTCGTGGGCGTTGCATCTGTCGGACAACATCAACGTCGCCAATCGCCAGATCCGCGTCCTGCAGGATCACCTCAACGGCTCCATGATCTTCGACAATGATTTGACTGAAAAACTGAGGGAAGCAGCATGAACAAGTCCGAAGGCAAGTTTTTCGCGTATGTCACCGGCCTGCGCGGCCCGGTGCCGGTCATCTTCCACGACGGAATCCGACAATCCGAAGAGAAGACCGTGCTCGTGAAGTGGCCGCTGACCGAGGCTGAGGCGGCGACGCGACCGAGCTTGGCTCGCCTGAAATCTGCATTCCCATTTCCTGTTCAGCAGATGGGAAAACCGGCTGGACAGGTGGAAAATTCCGCGGCATCCTAGCGTGGATTGCTCCCCCCGATTCGCACGGAGGCAACTATGATCTCGGCCGGGGAAAGCCCGGCACAAGGACGCACCAGGGCCTTCTAGCGCCAAGCCATGCCGAGCAGGGACGTTCCGCAAGACGCCTGCTCTCCTGATTAGATCGGTTGCTTGCGGGGTCGCAGGCCCATTCAGAGAGAGGAGAGGCACGTAAGGCTAAACTCCTCGGCGAGCCCGTCACCTCACAAGGGTGGCGGGTTTCGTTATCCAGAGCTGCGGGCGGGGTCCCTGGCTCCTAACCCGACGAGAAGGGGTCTGGCTCCAGGGGCTGGGCCCCTTCTTCGTTTGCAAAGTCGGCCGAGATTATGCAAAATCTATGCGGTGGCGGTTCGACTCCGTAGGCGACGTTGCGGTGGGCAGGTTCCAATCCTGTCAGGCGAGAGGGGTGTGGTGCCCAGCCGAAATTCCCTTGAAGAGCGTTCGTCTCGATGGGGAGCGTGGTTCAGCCGTGACGTCGCCAACTTCTGGGGAGCACAATGCCCGATAGACCCCCGCTAGGTTGCAAGGGGATCGGCAATATCTCGGAGAGCAGAATGGCACTGACCAAAACCGCACCGAAAGAACCGTTCAACCTCGGGCCGATTTACAAGGAGGACCGCGGCATGGGCCGTTGGGCATTGGTCGCACTGATCGGGTTCACGCTCGGTGCCTTCGGCTACCTCTGGTTCTACGTCGGGCCGCAACAAGACGAACTCGTCGACGCGAAGCGCGTCTTCATGGGCCAGTGCGTCGTCGTCAAAGGCGAGACGGAGAGGCGGTGCGCAGAATTGTGGCGCTGGCGGCTCGAAAAATGATCGACGCCGAGGTCGGCATCGGGTTCATCCTCGGCTTCTCCGTCGCGATGACCCTCGTCCTACTGGTAATCTGGCACAGCCCACCCTGGCCGAAATAATTCCCGCGGGACTCTTGCTAAAAAATGCGAACGGGTGTGTGATCGCTGCCGCTTGGAGAGCGCGAAACCGGTGCATACAGCTACGAACCCCTGTCGGCCACGCTTAGCCATCGCTACGATTGTGTGCCACACAAGGGGAGGCCGCTGTGATCAGCGTAGCCCAACAGCACATGGAAGCCGAGTACTACGCCAAGAGAGCCGAGGCTCCGCCTTGGATCATCGAAGCGTGTGCGGAGCATCTCGCCGATCTCCTCCGCTACCATGATCACGGGCACGGGGAGATAACCCTGCGCCCGCTCTGGGCGCGTAAAGGAGCACAACATGGCACGACCCAAGAAGACCGCGCTCACGCCCGAGAAAAAGGCGCAGCGTAAGCAAGTCAAGACTGCGGCGAAGGCGGAGTTCACCGCCTCGTCCGCCCTCTCGAAACTCCCGGCCGAGAAGGAAAAACGAGACGAACTCTTCCGCGAAGCCGAGGCGCTCAAGACCCAGCAGCAGGCGCTGTCGGGCAAGATGAGTCAGCACCGCAAGCGGATGGTCGAGGTCTTCGGCCTCCACCCTCAAACCATCGCGATCCGCAAGATCATCCTCGACTGCCCTGACGGCACCTACGAGGCTGTGTGCAAGCAGCTCGCGCTCTTGCTGCGCGACTTCGGCCGACCGTTCCAACTCGACATGTTCGAGAACCTTGAGCCGGGCAAGGGCCCGACCGAGATGGACGAGCCGGTGTTCGATGGCACCGACGCCGGGCGCGAGCAGCGCGCCGACGATCCTGGCCGGGCCCGTAAGGCGAAGACGAACGGCGGGCCACCGCCTGCCCCGACCGAGGGGATCCCGCTCGGCGAAGCCGAGGAGAAGTTCACCGACGCCCTCAAGCGCCAGAACAAGCAGGTCGAGGACGAGATCAAGGCTCGAGCCAAGGGCGAGAACCCGCTGCCCGGTGCCGAAGGGCAAGGAAGCTACCGCATCACTCACTGATGCGGAGACGGCTGTCCGCCAGCCCATAAAAATAGCGCCGCTGGGCGGACCATGCGGCGCTCAAGTTGAGAGCTACGAAAATGGAACACGATATCTATGATCGCGTGCGCGTAACGTCAAATAACAAACCATCACCCAAGCCAACGGCATTCATCCCGACGAGGCACACGCCAGTGCCTGTGCTCGGACCCGATGAAGACTATCGCGACCTGCCGGGCGTCAGAAGGATGTCGATCCCTGAATGGGCCGGGATCCCTGACAATCCGATCCAGCGTGATACTCAGAAGCGCCTGCTCAGGGCGACGCACCTGACCCCGTTCAAGCCGGTCCATCGCAGCGTCGTCATGGCTGTGCTGTCCGATGGCAGCATTTACAAAGTCGACGGTCACACGCGGCTGGCCCTGTGGCTGGACCCGACGTTCCCCAACGCGCCGGATTACGTCGAGGTCAAGACCTATCTCTGCCGAGACATCGAAACGCTCTGCGCTTTGCATAAGTGCCACGACAACATCAAGGCAGCCGACAACGCCAACGATAAGATGTTCGGCGCCATGCGGCTCAACAGGATCGAGTTCAACTCGATGTTCATGAAGAGCCTCAAATATCACTCGGGGCTGGTCGAGTTGGACGAGATCACCTTCGGCCACCAGAATACGCCGCTGGAAGAAGTCGTGCGCCGCTACAAGGGCGCGCTGCTTTTGCTCGACACCATCACACCGACGCACAAGAAGTTCCCGACCGGCATCCTCATGGCGGCGCTCGGTAGCCTGCGTGTCGACGGCGAACGTGCGCTCGTCTTCTGGAAGAAATATCAGATCAGGGACGGCACGATCACCCGCGGTCGCATGGATGCGGTGCAGATGCTGCTCGAATACAACGACAAGGAATCGAGCAGCAAGATCAAAAGCAATTACGGTGTGACCTATCGCAAGGCGCTCTCGTTCTACCTTAGCTGGCGAGCGGGCACGACCTATTCGACCAAGAGCAAGAACACGGCACCCAAGGCGGACGGGACGCTGAAGGGATATCTCAAGTCCGGCATCGTGCAGGACGAGGCCCAGTGCTGATACTTGGCCTTGATGCGGCAACCCGAACCGGCTTCTGTCTCGGCCGGTTCGGGGAGAAGGTCCGCACCGGAGCAGTCCGGCTGAAACAGCCTGACGAATCCGTCGACGTTGCATGGTGCAACGCTGGCTTCTTTCTGCGCGACATGTTCGTTCTGGAGAGGCCGGACCTGATTGCATTGGAGGCACCGATGCCGCCCGGTGCAATCAAATCTGGAGATGCGGTGATGCTGCAGTGGGGTGTGGTGGCGGTCATCACCTACATGGCCAACCTCTACGAGATCCGCATCGAGTATCTCAACGCGCAGAAGGTGTCGCGTCACTTCACCGGCAAGTCACGCTGGTCGAAAGAGGAGGGAGGGCGCGCCGCCAAGAAAGCGGCCGCCATCCAACGTGCACGACTGCTCGGCTACATGGAGCCAGACGCCAAAGCGGACGACGATATCGCCGACGCCTGCGCCTGCTTCGACTATGCCGCGGCCATGTGGGACCGCGCCAGGCCTAAGGAAATCAGAATGTTCGGAGAGCAAGCATGACACCTACCATCCAACTGACCACGCAAGAACTGATGCAGGCTGGCCTCGTCGGCGTGATGCGCCGGGTTGCCTCGATCAAAGCGAAGCTCAACAAGAACGTCCACGCGAAGAAGAGCAATTGGGCGACCGACATCGACGGCGCCGCGGCCGAGATGGCCTTCGCCAAATACAAGGACACCTATTGGTCCGGCCATGTGAACTCGTGGAAGGCCGCGGACGTCGGCGTGTACCATGTGCGCTCCACGAACTACAGCAACGGCCACCTGATCATCCGGCCGAACGATCCGGACGGCGTGATCTTCGTGCTCGTTATCGCCGACGCTCCGTATTTCCGCATCGTCGGGACCATTCCTTCAGACAAGGCGAAGCTGCATGCGTATCGACGAGACGGAACGGACGGCGAGTCCGACGCTTGGTGGATTCCGCAGCACCACCTGACCCCTATTGATCAACCGCTCGTGCCGCAATTGGCAGCGAACGACACCGATGGCCTGCTGTGAAACATGTGGCTCTATGTGCCTACCTTGGAGAGCAATCTTGAATACCTACGCAAAAAGCAAGGCCGCGTATGCGCGGTGGGAAGCGCATCCATGGACCCCGGTGGCGAGCAAGGAAGTGCTCGTCGAGATGTATGTGACAAAGGGAATGACGCAGAAAGAAATCGCGCAGGCACTCGGCTGCTCGCCGAAGCCGGTCGAGACGGCCATGAAGAAGTTCAACATTCCCAGACGGAGCACTGCGAAGCGCGACCAGCGCGGTCAGAAAAACCACGCATGGAAGGGCGCCGACGCCGGTTATCAGGCTCTTCATCTGAGGATCTACAGCGTGAAGGGCCGTCCCGGCCGTTGCGTGGAATGCGGGACGACCGAGAAGTGCGAGTGGGCCAACAAGACCGGCAATTACCACGACGTGGAAGACTTTCAGAGCATGTGCCGCAGTTGCCATCGGATCTACGACAATGCTCGCAGCAAAGCAGCTTAAAGTCCTCAGCCTATGTGTTGGGGGAGGGGGCTTGGATCTCGGAGTCGAGTTGGCAATTCCAGACGCTCGCCCTTGCGTGTACTTGGAGAGGGAAGCATTCGCCGCCGCGCGATTGGTTCAGGCGATACAAAAAGGCCTCATGGCTCCAGCACCTGTGTGGAGCGATGTCGGATCCTTCGACGGTCGACCGTGGTGTGGAGCGGTGGATCTCATCATTGGGGGGATACCGTGTCAGCCCCACAGTGTTGCAGGTGCTCGACGAGGCATGTCTGACGACCGAGATCTATGGGCAGACACACGACGCATCCTCGTCCAGTGCCGCGCGCCAGCGATCTTCGTTGAGAACGTCAGCGGTATGCTCTCCTCGGGAGGTGCGGGTCGCGTGTACGATGACCTTCACCGACTGGGTTACCACGTTGAGGGCGGACTGTTCACAGCGGCGGAAGTCGGCGCGCCGCACGGCCGGGAACGGCTCTTCTTCCTCGGCTTGGCCGACACCGGACGCCGCAGTGTTCAACGACGGCCAGAAGCCGGAGGTCTGGTTGGACCGGAAGCAACGCGAGCTCGCCAAGGGTTACAATGGCAATGGGGGCGGTACGCCACTGGCGATGGCAGCAACGTTGTGGGCGACGCCGAACGTGCCGAACGGGGGACGCGGGGTGCGCGAGGGTGCGTCGCCGACAGGCATGATGCCGGACGGGACGAAGCGGCAGATCGATCTCGGCAACCAAGCGACGGTTTGGCAGACGCCGCAGACGGATTCCTTCAGGAGCAGGGGCGGCGCCAGGAAGGACGAGCAGGGCCTCGACCAGCAGGCTCGAGTGTGGCCGACGCCAGCGGCCAGAGACTATCGCTCGCCGAACGCCAAGCCTTACTCGGAGAGAGGCGGGCAGACGAAGGGCGAGCAGCTCCCGAACTTCATCGCGCACTCCTGGCCGACGCCGACGAGCACGGACTGCAAGGCATCGAGGCGACACGGGTACATGATCGAGGGCAATCAGGGCACGACGCTGCACGATGCCATGGATCAATTCCACTCTTCCCACCCAGCCCCGGCGACCGAGAAGGATGGGAGCGAGTCATCGAGCGAACGCCGGACCTTGAACCCGCAGTTCGTAGAATGGCTAATGAATCTCCCAATCGGTTGGACCGCCTCAGAATGCTCGGCAACGGCTGTCTACCTCTTCAAGGAGCGTATGCGCTCAGAACTCTTGTCCTTAGGGCAGCCCGACGAAGCGCCAGCGCAGCTTTCCTTGCTGATCTGATGCGCGATGTCGACCAAGATCAACATTCTCTACGATCAGACACCCGAATCGGTTAAGGTGCCTGACCCACCACCCGGTCTGCCTGAATGCTGCGAATGTGGTCAGCCGTCTCCTTACTTCGACGGCGAGGAGCACTTTTGTTCGAAGCATGCGCCTGACGAAATGAAGCGGCCCTACCTTTACGTGAGAGATCCCGATGGAAAATATCGACGAAAGACGTGAGCGCGAAGAACTTGTCGGCCAAGTCGTCGACATCATCCAACTCGCTGCAGATTTGCAGAAGAAGGCCGCCACAGTGCTGGAAACGCTCATGCTGTGGAACCCGCCTGAGCATGGCGAGGAGGCATCTCCGGAGCCGGAGCAACCAAAGCCGAATTTCGTGCCGCTTTGTCCACCGCCTCCGGTCACCGATCCAATGCGCGGGGTGAGTGTCGCCGTTCCTGCTGCAGGACCGGTGGCTATCACGAACACGCCTACGCCCGCCGAGCCGAAGCGCCTGACCAAGCGCAACCGCATCCTCGATCTCTACGAGCAGGACTGCCGCGTCACCGAGCAGGACCTCGCGCGCGTCATGCACATGTCGATCGCCGAGGTTGCACAGATTCTTTTGCGCGCCAGAGAAACGCGCGACCCTCGCGTAATTGAGGGCGACAAAATCCGCGCTAGAAGAAATGAAATTTCCGAGCCCGTCAAAGAGGATTACGATTCCGAGAAGATCCGCGAGACGGGCGAGCGGCTACTTGAAGCCACTCTTGCCAAGCCGAAGCCTGCCCCGGCCGAGACGGGCCCGGTGAAGGCGCGCAACGGCGTGTCGCTGCCGCGCTTGAACCTGCCGCCGCTACCGGAGGAGAAGCGTAAGACGCCGGGCTGGCAAGCACCGAAGGTCGAGATCCCGGCCGACAAGATGCTGATCGAGGATAGTTTTGAGCGCGCCGTGCACTGCCCGAAGGGCTTCTTCCGCGCCAGCGAAGGGGTGCGCGACGTCATGATCCGTCTCAGCGACAGCCAGATGTATTCGATCGACTCGCTGATCAAGATCGGCAAGTGGAAGACGATGAGCGAGGCAGAGGCTGCAATCCGTGGGCTGAAGCCGCTCCTCGCCGACTGCGGCCTCGACCTGAAGATCACAGGTGGCTTGGTGAAACTCAACCGTCAGGAGAACGCATGACCGTCGTGGACAGAGGATTCAGGGTCGGCAAGAGCATGGACGTCGCAACCGCCAACATCCCGAACGGCGTGGTCGAGAAGCCGAAGGCGACAACCGTCAACGGCAATGGCTACGATCCGAAGAAGGCAGTCCCTTTCATGAAGCTGACGAGTCGGAACTGCCATTGGCCGGTGCGCGACAACGCAAGGGGCGTGGCCGACCTGTTCTGCGGCGCGCCAGCCGCGTATGAAGGCTGCCCGTATTGCGCAGCGCACCACCAGCGTAGCCGTCAGGCTGGCACAGCCCGATGACAGACTGGCCGTTCACGCCGCTGCGGCAGATGGCATACGGCTGCATCCTCGCGGATCCGCCGTGGACCTATGAGACGCGCAGCGTGAACGGCCAGAGCAAGTCGCCGTCACAGCACTACAAGGTCATGGGCCTCGACGAGATCCAGTCCTTGCCCGTACACCTGCTCGCCGCTGACGACTGCATGCTCATCATGTGGACGACGGCGCCACACCTAGAGCAGGGCATCGAGACAATGCGCGCATGGGGATTCGATTACGTCACGGCTGGCGCATGGGCGAAGCAGACTTCGACCGGCACGAAGCTGGCGTTCGGCACGGGTTACATCTACCGCTCAGCGGCCGAGTTCTACCTCGTTGGGAAGATCGGAAATCCGCGCTCAGCAGCGAAAAATATTCGCAATCTTATTCTTGCCCCAGTGCGTGAACACAGCCGCAAGCCCGACGAGATGCACGAGCAACTCGAGCGGATGTTCCCGAACGTGCGGCGGTGCGAGCTATTCGGACGACAGTCTCGGCCGGGATGGGCCGTGTGGGGAAACGAAACGGAGAAATTCAATGATCATACCGGAGTGGGTGTTCCTCGGCGGTTGGCTGTTGCCAGCCCTCAGCATGACCGCAGTGGTGATCGGCGGCATACTCATGGTGACTGACGAGTGAGCATCGTGTTCTATCCCGGTCTGCACCAGCCTGCAGACGCTCGCCACTTCCCGCGCGCCTGCATCAGCATCAACCGGCTGCGCGGCCGGAAGAAGCGCGTCGACTGCTACGACCTGCTCATCGACAGCGGTGCCTTCACCGAACTGTCCACGCATGGCCACTACAGGCACGATGTGCGCGAGTATGCGTCCGAGCTCGACCGGTTGTGCAGCGAGGGGGTTATCCGCGCGTCCGCTGCCGTAGCGCAGGACTACATGTGCGAGCCGTTCATCCTTGAGAAGACAGGCCTCACCGTCGACGAGCACCAAAAGCGCACCGTCGACCGCTACACGTCTCTGGTCGCCTACCATCACGGGTATGTCCCCATTATGCCCGTTCTTCAGGGCTACTCACCCCTCGACTATGTCCGGCATCTTGAGTTCTATGACGGCTTGCTGACCGAGGGAATGTGGACTGGCGTCGGCTCTGTCTGTAAACGGAATGGATCACCGGTCGACATCGTGAACGTCCTGTCCGCTATCCGTGCAGCTCGCCCCGATCTGAAGCTCCACGGCTTCGGCCTGAAGAAGACCGCGCTCATGAATCCGAGCGTGAGGGCGATGCTCCACTCGGCGGACAGCATGGCGTGGTCGTATCACGCGCGCATCAACGGGCGCAGCGGCAACGACTGGCGTGAGGCGAAGGCGTTCACCGACCAAGTGCAGAACGTAACGGCCGCCGCCGAGACGCAGTGGCAATCAACCTTCGATTTCTAGGAGAGCAAGGATGACAACAATGCGCGCGCTGAAAGACGTGCAATTCCGCGATGTTCCGCAATCGATCGAGTGTGAACAAGGCCTCCTCGGTTGTGTGCTTCTGAACAACGATACCTACCGTGCGATCAGCGCCATCACGAAGCCTGAGCACTTCCGTGAGGACCTGCACCGCCGCATCTGGACGACGATCGACACGATGGTCGGCGGCTCCGGCAAGGTGGCCAACCCGATCACGGTGAAGACGGTCCTCGGCGATATCGATCTCGGCGATGGCACGACGACGATGCAGTATCTGGCGCGTCTCGCGAGTGAGGCGACGTCGACAGTAAATGCGAAAGACTATGCCGAAATTCTGCGCGATCTCTCGTTGCGTCGGAAGCTGATCTCGGTCGCGCAGGACACGATCGACGTCGCCTATGACCTGCCGCTCGACTCCAAGGTAGCGACCGTGCTCGACGGATTCGAGGACAGTGTCATGGCCCTGCGCAGCCACGTCGGTGATGCCAGCGAGTTCGAGGGCTTCGACACCGTGTCGGAGCGCGCCATGCAGGAGGCCAACGACGCCTACACACGGGGCCCCGGCCTTGTCGGCCTGTCGTCAGGCTTCCAGCGCATCGACGACGCCCTGGGCGGGCTCATGAAGACCAACCTGATCATCCTCGGCGGCCGACCTGGCGCGGGCAAGACGGCACTCTCCACCAACATCGGTCTGTCGGTTGCGCGCGAACTGCAGCGACGGAAGAAGGACGGCGAGAAGGTCGGCCGAGTTGGGTTCTTCAGTCTTGAGATGAAGAAAGAGCAGCTGGTGCGCCGCATCTTTGCCGATGTCAGCGGCGTCCCTGACTGGAAGGTGAGGCGTGGCTTTGCGACCGAGCCTGAGATGACGCGCTGGATCGATGCGCAGCGTGAGCTACGCACGATCCCCTTCGACATCGACGACAGTTCGGGCCTGACGATCGGCCAGCTTCGGATCCGAGCCCGCAACCTGAAGAAGCGCCGCGGCCTCGAGCTTCTGATCGTAGACTATCTTCAGTTGCTCGCGGGCAGCAAGGACAGCGGTCGACGAGAGACAAATCGGGTGCAAGAGATCACCGAGATCACGACTGGCCTGAAGGAGTTGGCGAAGGAACTCGACATCCCGATCATTGCACTCTCGCAGCTTTCGCGCCGCGTTGAGGAACGCGACGATAAGAGGCCGATGCTCTCCGATCTCCGCGAGTCCGGTTCGATCGAACAGGACGCCGACCAAGTGCTCTTTGTCTACCGTGACGAGTACTACCTGTCCAAGCAGAAGCCCCCGGTAGAGGGAACGGAAGCACGAGCGCACTACGACCGGCGCATGCGAGCCATCAAAGGCATCGCGGAAATCATAATAGGCAAGAATCGTCATGGTCCGGAAGCCACCATCGAGTTGGGGTTCGACGGTTCTCTCACAAAATTCCTGAACTCGCCAGATCCGCGAGAGCCTGAGCCGGAAAACGAAGCGCAGCCCAGACAGAAGGGGCCCAAGCTTTCGAAGGATGCAGTGCTGCTCTACGGCCTGCTCAAGAGCATGAGCCTCACGCAATACCCTGTCCGCATTCCCTCGGCCGACGAGATGCGTGAGGATCGCAACCTCAAGAAGACTGCGCGGTTGATCTCCGCTATCAAGGCGCGCGAGATGTTCGCACAGCAGGTCCTCGGCGCTGACACCGACGTGAAGATGGTCGAGAAGCGGTTCCGCGAGACGATGAAGGACCTGCGCCATGCTGGCGTAGCCATGTGGAGCGGAACGAAGGACGAGCCCCTGGTATGGCTTCCTGAACTGGCTGAATAGCAATCGAGCGAGAGATGGCGGCGGGAAAAAAATTGAGACGCGATGTGCGCCTGCGCCTGAAGCAGGCTCTCGATCGAGAACAAAAGTGGCAGGAGGCCTACGAAAAGGCGCAGGAGCGGGTCCGGCGCTCGCGCACGGAGGCCACGCTCAACCGCTACCTCGACGCAGCGGCACGGGCTGAGAAGCTCAGGCGCAAGGCTGCAGCCGATATCGCCGCACTCCGGCCCCATGTAGCCAGGACCGAGGCCGCTGGCCGCATAGCCTCACGGATGGCCATCACAGCCCATGCCCGGCAGAATGCCACTACACCACTTAGTGTAACAGCGGCCAAGAAAGAGGCGCGGGTCGCGGACGAGCGGCGCCGTCGTCTCGCTCAGGCGAACGTCGACGCCGACCCCCGCACGGCCATGGGGCAACGCGAGATGGACGTCATCGGCCTCGGCTCAAGCCTGAGGGCGAGCATCAACCATTTCAATTCATGCTTCCGCAAGCGCCTCGACCGAAACAACCACCGCATCATGGCGTGGGCCAAGTTCGACGAGCTGCAGGACATGGTGCACCGAGGCGATCTCAAATCACCGGGGCTTGAGCCCTCGATCGACAGCAGCCGCACACCGGATATCGCCAACGCGAAACTTGAGGCCAAGCGCCTGGACGCCGAGCTCAGGAATTACCTCGGCCTGTTCGCGCATGGTGTGATGGTCGACGTGATCTTCTGGCAGCGCACCTACACCGACCTGGTGCCCCTACACGGGGATGCCGACGGCGTGGCCTTCACGTTCAAGAAGGCGCTGGACATGACGGCAGCGTGGTTCGGGATAGCACCCGACGACGAGCGCGGACACCGGCCCCGCGTCGTCGTCGAGCGTCACATGCGTCAGGAATCAGGCTCCCACTCGGCATAGTGGTCGGCCGTCTTCATCAAAAGCGCCAGCACACCGGGCACCGTGCAGGCCACGCATAAGGCCAGAGCACTGTGGGGGATGTCCTCTTCGCCGCGTTTCCAGCGCTCAACCCGATCCTCCCTGGCCCCTGAGATGTAGGCGAACGCATCCACCTTCATCTCCAGATGGTCGAGCGCGGCCGAGAACTCGATCGCGGTCATCTTGCGATAACGGAATCGGCGCTGGTGCTGTTTCCAACTGCGCCCCACTACACCGCCTCCTTCACTGTCAGGTCGACACTGTCCACGATGCTGATCGTGTCGGCCGCGTTGAGATGGTCGACGAGAGCCTTGACCATGAGCTTCGTCCGCTCTGTCGGTGCCTTCAGGTTGACGTAGCGCCAATGCGACGTGACCAGATGCTCTGTGGCGGAGATGAAGTCACCCCTGACACGGCGGCAGCTTTCCACGTTGGCTTCAAGCGTGAGACACGCCCAGCCCCAGCCCTGGTTGATCATCTTGGCGCGGTAGACGTTCTCGCCGTGGATGAACGTGATCTTGTGCGTCCGCATTACACCCCCTCCTGCCGTTCGATGGCCTGATAGATGGCCGTGAGATCATCGATGATCGTCTCGACCTTGAGGACGCGCACCTTCTGCTGCATGCGCGCCCGTATACTCAGCCCCTCCCCTTGCACGTAGAAGTCGCGGTCGTGCGGCATCGACTCCTGCAGGAACTCCTTCAGGGCGGTGGCGCAGATGATGCCCCGGCGCAGCTGGCCGAGCAGATCGTCCTTGGACGTGCCGTTGAGATGCACGGTCGGGACGCAAAGCGCGTGGAAGTTGTCGGTCATGGCTTGTCCTTCCTCGGCCCTGGCGTGACCACAGGGACGATTCCCAGCTGCTCCGCGTAGGTGGGAGCCTCCGGACCATCTTGCCCGTCCTGAGCCTCCCCTGTGTCTTCTACGACCACATAGATGGGCTTCGGCCGGTGCTTGCCGTGCATCTTAAGAACGTAGGCGTTCTCGTCCGCCTCCTCACGGGTGGCGAAGTAGGCGATGCCCCCGAACATGTCCTGCAGGGCTGCAGGTGGTGCGTCAGGGTAGGCGCACATGATGTAATACCGTGGCATTGGTGCTCTCCTAGATGCGCTCGATGATGATGCGGTGAATGTTCTCGGCATGGAGGCTGTGCAGGTAGTGCAGCAGGTCCGCCATGTTGTCGTATTCGACCTCCTTGTATTCACGGAAGCCGTTGAAATCGTCGTCTTGGGGATAGATCAGGATCAGGCGGAATCGCATGGGCATGCTGCGCTCTCCATTACAGCGGGGTGGTGATCAGACGCTCCAGTGAAGCGGCTCGTTCATCTCGATGGAACGCTTCAGCAACTCGATGAAGCGGTCCAGTTTGGTGCGAAACATCTTGCGCCAGTCCTCTACAGAGCCCCCCTCCGTGTCGAACTTCCATGGCTTCTCGTCGTAGAGCGCGCCGTCGACGCCCTCCTTCTTGCCCTTGCGCTTCTTCTCCACCCATGCAGCGAAGGTTTCATCGAACGTCTCGCGCTCCGTCTCCATGAAGGCGAGTAGCTCCTTCGCATGCTCGATGGGCAGGTTGCGCTCCTCGTCGAGCATCTTGTCGGCGATCTCCCACCATGAGATGCCGAGCACCCAGAACAGCGACGTGTCGTTGTAGCTGTCGCGGAAATAGCCCGGCGACTCCGTCAGGATTTCATACGCCTCGCCGACATACTGCTGCAGCTTGTCGACCTGTTTCGACAGCCTCGGGTCGCGCATGACCTTGTCGCGCCCGCCGAGTTTGGTGATCAGGTGATCGCGGTTCAGCACCATCTGGTCGAACAGCGACCTGTGCTCGCGCTCATGTCTCTCGTTCACGCTGGGAAGATAGATATCGGCACCCATGGTTTTGCTCTCCAAGTCAGGGGTTGAGGGGACGCCGCTACAGCGCCCCCATAGAGGGGTTACACGCGGACGAAGCGCTTACCGTTCCAGCGGAAGGTTCTGCCGCCCATCTTCAGCGACACGAGGTTGTCGAGCGAGATCATCCGATAAGCGTTCTTCTGGATGTCCCACACCGTGAGCAGAGCCTTGCTCAGCGGATCGTAATTCATGCCTCGGCCGGTGATGCCCTTCCGGACACCCCTACGGCACACCATCGTGCGGAACTCGCCGTTCGTGCGCTTGATGAATTCCACGGTGAAGATGCGGCCGTTGCGAGCGGCGTCGACCATGTTCTGGCCAGTGATGAATTCTTGCATGATGCTCTCCAATGATGCGCTTAACCGCACCCTGATGGTGGCCACCACTACAGCGGCCACCATGGGGACGAGGTTAGCTGACGGCGACGAGACGAGGGCCAGTGTTGCGCCCCTTGAGGGCGACGAGCGACATCTCGGTAAGCAGCAACTCGCGACCGTCGTCTACACTCCGCACGCGATAGGGGAACTTGCTACGGCGAGGCGCAAAGCCGACGAGGAGGTGCGTCCGTCCCTTGTGGATGATCTTCGCACCGTAGTGCTCAGCCTTCAGGCCGAACATGGGTGCATACAGCCCGAACTCATGGCGCTCGTGCGCTTCCTTCGCGGCCGGGTCCGCGACCTTGAACCGGAATTTTAACGTGGCCTGACCGTTGTCGAGGCTCCCGCCTGCGGCCGACACAGTCAGTCCGTAAGCCTTCGCAAGCTCCTGCAAGGCCACTACAGCGGCGTCCTGCACGGCGCGGGTGTTCTTCTTGTCGAAGCTGGTGATGGTCGTCATTGTGCTCTCCATGGTGGCTCAAGCGCACCGTGAGGAGCCCCTACAACGGGGCTCCCTGGCGCTACGCTCAGACCTTCTTGTCGACGAAGTGATGCACCTTCCGGCGCGGCATCAGGCTCGTATAGAGGCCAGTCACCCGCTCGAACATGTCGCGCAGCGTGTCGCAGTAGATGTCGTCGTGCGTGTCGACGAGGGCGAGGCCCGCATAGAACTCGACCCGATACACGTCCGCAGGGGTGAGCGTGATGCGCACCTTGCTGATCTTGCGATGCGTCAGGTCCGATGGGAGATCGAACTGCACGAAGTCATCGCCTCCCCTGAAATGCGTCGCCCCGGTCAGCATTCTGAAATTGTAGCCACCGAGTTGCTCGAAGATGGTCCGCGCCACTGGGAGGTTGCGAATGTCGCTCATGTGTCTGCTCTCCATCAGCCGAAAATGGCCTCGTCCATGATCTGGGTCAGGTTCTGGTTCTCGTCCGCGCCGCAGCCGCGCTGCATGAGGATGGCCTGCAGCGTCGCTACAACGGCCAGGAGGCGGTCGCCTTCCTTCGTGCCCGCTGCCCTCGTCGCCTTGCCAGCAACGGCGTGGATGGCCTCCGCAATGGCCACAGCGCAGGAGGGGGCGTCGGCCGACAACCCTACACGGGCGACCGGGTCGAGCGGGGCGAGCGGGACCTCAACGTCATCCCACAGCCAAATCTCAAGGCTGTTCGTCCACTCGTTTAGCTCAGGGAAATGCCGATCCATGCGCACCATGATGCGCTCGTCGGTGATCTCCTCGACCGTGCCCGTCTCGCCTGCGTTGCAGAGGACAGTCGGGAAATTGTCGACGAAGTCGGTCGTGATGACGCGCTGACCGACCGTGAAGGGAAGCGCCTTGCGCACGATCTGCGTTGCCCAGCCACCCGCCAACGACACCACACCCTCTTCCCTCACAGGGAGGTCGCGCAGGCTCGCAATCGTATCAGAATCGCAGCCGTCCAACTCGAAATAGGCCACGATCTTGTCGCGCACCTGAGGCAGGACGCACACGTTGTCGAAACCGTTCCACGTTGTGCCGTAGCTGAAGCCGTCGAATTCAGGGGAGCCGTCGAAGGTAAAGCGGCAGGGGGTGAGATTGAAGGTCATTGGGAATTCTCCATTGCTCATAAGCGAGCCGGGTGACAGGAGCGACCCTGGACGAGTCGCTCCCGTGTGTCAATGCTTAGTAAGTGCCGTTGTTCCCGTTCGACGACGAAGAGCTGCTAGTGCCGTTCGACGAGGACGAGTGCCCGCCGTCCGAGTTGCCCGACTCGTGAAGGTTCGGGGCATAGTTGCTCAGGCCCGTATAGGGGTCGCGGGCATCCCAGTGAGGATAGGCCACGTCGACCCGGCCATGGTCATGCACTGCAACCGTGCGCGCCACCACAGCCCTACCCAAGGGTGCCTTTTGCACGACGCGGCTGGACACCACCACACCGGACACCGCGGTCTGGTAGGACTGCGAATGGCCGCAAGCGGCAACAGTGGAAGCGAGAAGGGAAGCGAGAATGATATTGCGCATGTGTGCTCTCCAAGGTGGTCAGTCAGGTTGCCACCATAGGGCCCGCCGCTACACGGGCCCCGTGCTGTCGACCTATCGCCGCCGTCCAAGCGGCAGGATTGTGCAAGCTATGACGAGCGCGACGAGCGCCCAGCCGAACAGGATTGCCACTACACCGCCCCTACAGGGGCCAGCGCGTCGCGCTCCGCCTTCGTCAGCTTCACGCCTGCGATCTGCTTTAGCTCCGCCTTGATCCGCTTTGCCGTCGCGCCGCGCCAGGATGTGGCATTGCTGAGGAAATAGAGGATCACGGATTTACCCGAGTCGTGATGATAACCGTCCACAACCTGATTCATCTCTCCGAGCGCGCGCAGATAGGGGACCGCGCCGAAGTAGACGTTGTGCCAGTCGCGTCGGATCTCGGCCGCGATCACACACAGCGGACGATGCCCAAATGGATTCTCGGTTCTCTCGATCATTGTTGTGCTCTCCAAGATGCCCCCACAGGGGCGGGTTAGTAGTGATGCCGCGACCCGACGTAGTTAAAATCTTCCATCGGGTCGTTCTCCTCCTCCTCGACCTCGCCAGTCTGCTCGACCGAGTCGATGGTGTATTCGTCGTCCATCACTCGCCAGCGGCGCGGGCTCTCGTCTTTGGCAATTTCGATTGCCAACCATTCCGCGTCGTCTGCGTTCTCGGCCTCGACGTCCTCGACCGTGATCGTCTCGCAAACGACTCGCGTCACAGTCACAGAATAGAATGCTTTCGCCATGTCGCTACACCCTCCCCTAGCGCGCCACTATACGGGCGCGGCACGGCACCAGATAAAGCTTGCGGATGCTCTGGAACGGCGCGCCATATACGGCACCGCCGCCGCTGGACGTCCGCTTCTGCAATTCGATATGGCACGGCACCCAGCCGGACGAACGCGACACGATGAATCGCCGCTTGTCGCCATACTTGTCGACCACCTCGACCCGCCAGCCTTCCAGCCCGATAAGCTGAGGCGTCAAACCGGCATCGCTGCGCAGTCGGTCGCGTTCGGCCGATGAAAGCGAATTCCAGCGCTGTTGCGTCATACCTTGAAGGCTCATTGTCCCGCTCTCCTATGCTGCCGCTACACCGCCCCTACAGGGGCACGATTGTATTCGCGAGGCGCACCCCTACAGGCTCCTGCCAAACGCCCTCCAGCCTCGTATGATGGCCGATAAACTGGTCAGCCTCGCGCAGGGTCAAATCGCCGAGCGTTTCCCATTTCACCGAAAACACATCATCACCGATGCGCACGACACGCCGCACCGAATGACGCCCGTGGCCATGCCGCACAACGGCATAAACCTCAAACGGCTCTGGCACGTTTCCATCCACGATGAATCTCATTGTCCCGCTCTCCTATGTTGCCCCTATACGGGGCTGCGATGCCCCTACAGGGCGTTACGCGATGGCGACGTGATGCCCCTCGAAAACTGCGACCATCTCAAAGAAGCTGGCCAATTCCGCGTCCGTCAGGGCCGGTTCATCGTCCAGCCCCTGAGGCTCCATCTCCCGCCGCGCGGCTGCGATGGCAGCGTCAACGCTATCGGCCGAGACATGGCAGACGGGAAAAAGATGATCGCAGTCAGCTAAAACGACGGTATAGGCTTTCATGATTCCGCTCTCCTATGTTGCCACTACACGGCACCCCTACACGGCACCCCTACACCGCCCCTACACCGGGGCAGCCAAAACCTGGCGCGCGCCTGAGCTGTTAGAGCCCACCGCGTTTTTTTCACTCAAAAAACACCGATTTTTGAGCCGGGGCGACACCCAAGGCGGCACGGAACGCGACGAAAGCGCGGCCGAAACCTGTCAGGATGCCCCTAGAACGCCCATAAATCGCTTCTGAGGGCGGTCCCGGCGGATTAGCTAGCTAACCGGCCGAAACCATTCTTTGCCTGTCCTAGGCCGTTTCTGGCGATCCTAGGCCATAGTGCTCAGGCCGCGCCTTGCTAGCCTTGCCCCTGTTCACGACAACGGACCCGCGCCATCCTGCCAGCATCCGCGCAATCGCAACGGCCTCTTTTCGCTCGCGCACCACACCGATACGGCAGGGCATATCCAAGCGGCGCACTTGCCAAAGCTTTCCGCTTTTCTCCACTAGGTAATGGCCTGACATGTGAATCCCCTTTCAGATTGCATTAGAAGGCCGTTAGTGGCGTTCCGTGCTGCCCCGCATGGATAGACGGGGCAGAGTCGCAAAGCCGCTGGCGCGCGTCCTAGGGCCGTTTGTAGCGTATGGCCGAAAAGTGCTTTTCGATTGCAAGGCGCGCGTTCCGTTCCGCGTCCGTTTCCGGCTCTGGCGAATTGTCCAGCGTCGCGACCCGCGCGGCCTCGCGTTTCAATCGTGCTTCCTTTCGCAGGGCATGCATGCGAGCGGAAAACATCCCGGCCGATAAGTGTCTGCCCATTGGTCAAGCCCCCTCGGTTAGACGGACGTTGAACGCCTCGCCGTCCAGATACGATTCAACGTTGGCAATCGTCTCGCGAATAGCGCGCAAGGCGTTGCTGTCGTCGAACGCGAGCCGCATCGGAAAGGAAGCGGATTCCGTCACTGTCGCAAGCCAAGCCTGCGCCGCGTCAATATCTAAGGCGTTGGCGCATCCGCTCATGTCGTCGTCGCGGTAGCATTCCCAACGTCCGTCTAAATCCGTCCAAAGCGTTTGCAACGACTCTTCGTCGTCAATTTCTAGAACGATGCCCATAGCCTGACTCTCCTATCTTGAAGCATCGAGTCGCTTCCTTATGGCGCGCCACACTGGACGGCGCGCCATGGTGGAAACGTCCAGAGCGCTTAGGCTTTCATATGCGCGGCATCGGCCTTTTTCTTGCCAGTGCCGTGCGCAGGAAACCCAACGATCACTTTACGGTCGCGCACTGCGCAAAGGCCGCAAGTGGCGCACGAAACATCGTCTTTGTAAGTGGCAGGGCAAACCACAACCTTTCGGCCTTTGGGCGTTGCAATATCGGCCTTGCCCTGGACGCTGGACGGCAGGACGACAACAACGGGTCCAGCGTTCAAATCGGCCAATGCGTCGGCGTGGGGCAGATTGTTTCCGCTTAGGTTGATCGTGAAACCGGCCGAATTAGCATCCGACACGACGGCGCGATTCTCGGCCGATTGTGTCACGTTGTGGTGCGTATAGGTAAAGCCGCGCTTTCCGTCGTTTGCGTCGACAAGCTGGCCAATCATGCCAGCGTCCAGCTTGCCCCCGTTGTGGGGCAAATCGCCAGCTTGATTGTGACGCCACAACGTATCGGCCGGGAGCGCCGCGACAGAGCCGCAAAGGCCGTTCCAATCCGTTGTGCGCATAGTGGCGCGGCCGTTTTTAAATTCCGCGTTCGGTCCAGCTTTCGACATGCTGGACCAAAGGAAGGCAAGCGGGCCGGATTCCGCATAGCACCCATTTCCCGCAAAGGGGCAGGACGGTGCGCAGGTTTCTTTTGCCGTCGTCGACACTGGCATTGGACCCGTCTTTACGTTGCTGGATTTGGGATTCCACAAAATAGCTGTCACGGCAGACTCTCCTATTTGCGCACAATCGCGCCGCGTTGGTCGTTTGGTTTTAAGGCTGATTCCCTAGCGAAACGTTAATGGCGACTGCCAATAGGCAAGTTGCCCCTGCCAGTGTGAAAGCTTGCGTTCCCAGAAAGCCGCCTCGGCCGCATCTAGGTCGCGATGCGTCAGCTGATTAGCAGCGCGCGCAATGCCACGGTGCGCCCGTGCAATCGCCTTCAAGTGGAGAACGTCAAGCTTGGTCATTTTGGCCCCCGTCTAGTGCGCACCAATCGCGCCCGACACAAACCGTTATAGCAGCGATTCCCTAACAAAACGTTAACGCCACTTTCCTTAGGGCAGGTCGAAACCCGCCCTGCGGAAAAAGGCTAACGGCGCTTGACGATGAAATCCGCCACAACGCGCGGCACCCAATGCCCCCACGCTATAGCCTGCCGAATCTCGCCAAAATCGGCCTCGCGATGCCCAGCCGCGACTAGGAGGGCGTTAACATCGCGCCAAAATGCGAGTCGCGCGGTTTCAATCGTTGTCATGGGATTCGTTCTCCTTTTGCGCACAATCGCGCCCGGTTTCTGATTCCGTATGGCGAGTCGTTTCGCCAGTCAAGGCTTGAATTTCCGCAATCATTGCCGCGACTGCGGAAGCTAATTCACTGTTACTCATTAGCGACAGGTCCTGACCAGAGCGCGCGTTAGGACGTTGGCGCGACGCAAGCGGCAATGGAACGCGCGTCGACGCTTTGCCGCCCTCGCCGATTCCAGCGTTTCGCGCACTGCCCAAACGCCAAAGGCGAGGGCACAAGCGATGCAAAGGAATCCCGCGTAAATGGTCAGGAAAGAGAGAATTTCGGGAGAGAGAGTCATTGTGGTGCCCCTTGTTTTCAGTGGCACCACAATGCCAGCGATTCCTTGCGAAACGGTTAACGCGCGCCAGGTTTCGTCATTTCCGCTTCTAACTTTGCGATATGGCCCCCGAACGCCTTCGGCGGATTCTTGCCTAGGAACGATTCAATCGGATGGCCCGTAATGGCCAGCACATAAGCGCGCGTCTCGGCCGGAATGCTGGACGTCTTTGCCCCCTTCGTCGCCAGCCACTTGGACAAGTTGCCCTGCCCCCAATTATAGGCCGCAAGTGCAAGGCCTAGATTGCCAAAGCGTGACTCTAGCTGACCAAGGTATTTCGCTGCGCCACGAGTCGAAGATTCCGCGCTTGTCCTGTCGACAGCATACGCAACGGCCGTTCCCGGCATAAACTGGAAAAGGCCGCATGCTCCCGCCTTAGAACAGACGTCCAGCTTAAACCCGCTTTCCTGCCGTGCCACGGCAGCTAGAACGGCCGGGCGCATCGTTCCGGCATTATCTGCCAGGATGCAACGCAAGGCCGCTGGCACCATGCCAGAGCGCTCGCAATAGGTGCGCCGTGCTTCCGCCCTTGCATAGGCTTCCGCATTGGTCACGACGTGATTTGCAGTGATTACAGTGCATCCGCCCATAAGCAGCAGATTCAGGCCGATAGTAAGCTTTGTTGTGGTGCGCATTGTTGCCCCCTGTTGTGTGTCGTTTGACAGGGGCGAATCTGCGCCATGGGTTTGAACAATTCCTTACCTGTTGCCCCTTGCCTATTGACAGGGTTAGCACTGCCCTAAGGCAAACCACACAATGCGCAGCACATAGCGCAAAGCCTTATGCTGTAAGGCTTCTAGCAGCTCTTCACCATTCATTAGGATATGAGGCAAGGCCTCGAGTGCATGCTATGCAATCAAGCGCAAAGCCTTATGCCACAAGGCTTTCGTCGTCGTCGAGGGCGGCCGGGTGCCCCCGTCGGGTTAAGCGAATCGCCCCTGGGGGCCAGGACCGCGCGGGGGGTCAGCATTCGCGCGCAAAGACGAAAAATTCCGGCTATGGTATTCGGGTGATTCGTGGAGAGCGCGAAATGCAATACATTCTGAGCGAAAACGAGATGGAGGATGTCCGCATCGACCGGTTGCGGCTTGAGAAGATGCCGAGCAGCGAAGGGCTGGTGAATGTGGTGCGGCATGTGGCGACGACGATGATCCAGACGGTGAATGTTAACGGGCGTGGTGCGAGCAATTTCCCGCACGGCTGCATTCACGTTAAGGATCCTCGTGGGCCCACTTGGCAGACCGAATATTGTGACGGCTGTCAGGTGGCCGGGATCTGCCCGCAGCCGAAGGAATGGAGCAAGTGATGTTTCGAGATTTTGCCGAGGCGGTTGTTGAGACGCTGACGGCTTTGCTCATCATCGTGACGTCGATGCTGATCTTCTTCGGCATGACCGCGATGCTGGGTTATACGGTGTGGTGGCTGGTATCATGATCAGGGATCTGAAGCGGTTCTGGATCGTCTACCGCAGCATGCGGGCGCTGGGCCTACCGACGCGAGCGGCTTTTGGCGCGGCTTGGTTCAACGTGGTGACTTGGCGGAAGGCCAAGGCCCGAGCTGCGGCGCGCAGGACGAGGCGATAAGAAAAGGCTTGTATCTCGGTCGAATTCTGGCAGGCTGCTCGCGACGGTCAGGCCCAATGGTGCAGCCCAGACAATGCACCGGCAATCTAGGATTGGGCTTGGGTAACTCACGGGGAAGAGCCGTCACCCCTCACTGGAGAGCACCAACCATGTCCAATGTGTTTAAGCCTTTGCCGACCTTCCGCTGCCCGCTGACGGGCGAAATCAAGACGGCGCACGATCTGCCGGATCCGACCAAGACCTGGCGCTGGACGGCCACCCGCAAGGCAATGCTGATCCGCGCGATCGAGGCCGGTGTGATCACCGAGGGTCTGGTCTACACGCGCTACCACGTAAGTCCTGAAGAACTGGCCGAATGGCGGCGAAAGTATGCGACAGGCGACCTGTCTGCGCTTAAGCAGAAGAACATGCGACGGGCAGCCTGATGAACTGGCTCTGGCTGTGGTGGGAGAAGATGATGACGAACGAAGCGCCGAGCTACCATGCACGGAAGCTGAGGGCGACGAGGAAGGCTCGCCTTGACGCCGTCGTCTCTCAGCCGACGCAGCAGTCTGACGTGAAGGCGAAGGTGGATCCCACCTCGCCGAGCGGCATCAGCGAGGACAAGTCCGACAAGATGGACGAGTCTAACGGGCCCGACATCAGGAGCACGTAAGCCATGACTTGGCGCTGTAAGCTGCTCGGCCACCGATGGCACCCTTGGGCGGTTCGATATGACGAGGCCCCGAACGGGTGGTGGTACGAGTGGACAGCGTGCAGCCGATGCGGCGCGCTCAGGCGCGAGCTTGTCGCGAGCCAAGAAGGGTAGGCCATGATCATCGAGGCAGTCATTATTGCGGCCTCTGGTGCCGTAAATCGCTTTCGCGGCTCTGGCCTCGTCGAGGGCTTCGGGAAGGGCGGCGCCGCGATCATGTTCGGCGGGCTCGCGCTGTGGCTGTTCTGGCCGAACTGGCCGTGGGCGGTCGCGGCCGGGATCTGCTACCTGTTCTGGGCGATCTGGGGCTGGGGGCGATGGTTCGACCTTGAGCGGTTGCCTGAGGACTGGAACCGCACGGACGGCGATATCAGCACCTTCGACATGATCATCAATACGCTTGGCCTCGGCAATGACTACCTTGCGCTGTTCATCCGCCATGCGTGGGGCATGGTGCCTGCAGGGCTGCTCTTGGGCTGGTTCTGCGGTCCCGCATGGCTGCAGGTCATTCCTGCCTTCGCGGTCGCCGCGGTAGGCTGTTACGAGATCGGCTGGCGGATCACGGACAAGCGGCCGATCGAGGTGGCCGAGGTCCTCGTCGGCCTTGTGTGGGGCATCCTGCTCGTTTCCGTGTTCCATCTCTGCGAGGTCTGATGATGCGGTTTTTCGCTTGGATCATTCTGGGGGTTCTCCCCATGCTGCTTGCCCTGCTCGTGTTCTCAGTCTCAGCCTCCTCTTCCGAATACGCCGAATTCTTCAAGTCCTTCGCGCCTGAGCATTGCTGCTGGACGAACCAGTGCTGCTTTGAGGTGCCGCGCTCAAGCGTGATCGGCCAGGGACGTCGCGCGGCCGACAACAAGCCTGTGTGGCGCGTGGAGCCGACCGGCGAGGTTATCCCGCGCAATGGTCCGTCGCCGAACGATCGCTATTATCGCTGCGCTTGCGATCAGGTCGGTTCTGGCTACAAGTTCACCCCGACGTCGCGGACGCGCTGTCTGTTCACACCCGACGAGGCCATGTGATGGATATCATTCGATGGCTGGCCACTGAGCCAGGATGGACCGGCCGGGTGGCGATCCTCAGCGTCTCGTTCGCGATCCTTGAGGTCCCGTTCCAAGTCGGTGGACCGGCCATGCTATTGCTTGGCTTCATCGACGCCACGCTCTTCCCTAAGGCACGTCGGTGACCAACCGTGAGGTCTGGATGCGCAGGTTCGTGATCATGATCATCTGCGTGGCTGTGATCTTCGGTGCCCTGGCGCTCCGCTTCGTGCAGCTCGCGAACCAATGGGAGCGATGCGCTCCCTCGCACGACGAGATCGTCGACATGTGGAAGCGATCATGACCGGCAAGTTCACTGCGCGCGTCTTCGGCATGGTGAAAAACAAGGTCAAGCAGATCCACGAGGAAGAATTCGGCGAAGAGTGGGAATTGCGGTTCGCGATCAAGAATTCCTACTCAGGCCCGCTCCAAGCCGGAAACTACCTCTACGTCGACGTTTTGGAGCATTTCTACCCCTATCGGAAAAGACGGATTTACGGCCCGCAGAGAGTGAAAAAATGACGATTTCCGACGTCGAAACGCGAATTAACGTCACAAAAGACGCGATTCGGCGCTTTGAAGCGGCTTTTTCGGCCCACGAAGCCCAAAAACGGCCCGATCACGTCCCAGAATGGGCTTGGAAGCTCGAAATGGCCGGAATCATGAGCATTTTGACCGATTTACGCGATGAATTGTTCATTCTTGAGCAGGAGGCCTTGAATGCTGGATTGGTGGTGCTGGAACCCGATCGATCAAAGGATCCGGACCCTGAGCGGGGCAATGGTGAACCTTGAGAGAGATATCTGCGATGGGATCCGGCACGAGGCCAACATGGACGCGCTCGGCATCCGCGCTCTCGATCGAGCCGTGCTGGTTTATGTCGAGCTCGCCGAGCAATATGTGCGAGCATGTGAGGTCCGCAGGCTCTACACTGCGGCTCGAGCCTCGCAGGGAGACACCGGATGAACCCTCACGTCGCCGTCTCGCTGATCAGCTTCGGCATGTTCTCGATGGCGCTGGTCGTCGCTTCCTTCATTCTCGGCTATTGGTTCGGCCATGACCCGGCGGAAACGAACCGACAGATCCGTGAATTCAGAGATCACATCGGCAACATCGGACGTCCAGTTGAGGATGCTGGTAGCGCGGGCCCGGCAGAATGGGAGTCGGTTCGTGATACCGACGAGCATGTACGAGGTCCTGAAAGAAGAGGCTAAAGCCGGTAACGAGCTTGCCATCAAGTGCCTTGAGGTCTGCTGCGTCGTGCATCGGATCCCGACGACGAGAAAACCCGCTTGACCAATGGGATTTTTCACGGCCTTCTGCGCATCCCACTCAGGAGACGCAATTCCATGACCATGAATGACCTCATCGCCGCTCTCGCGCAGGAGACAGGCCTCGGCAAGACACAAGTGCGCAGTGTGCTCGATGCACTCGCTGGCCAAGTCGGTGCATCGCTGAAGGTCGGCGACGACGTCCGCATCGCCGGGTTCGGCGCCTTCCAGCCGAAGCGCAACGAAGCGCGTGACGGCCGAAATCCACGCACGGGCGAGAAGATCAAGATCCCGGCCTCGACCGTCGTGCGGTTCAAGCCCTCGACCGAATTGAAGAACGCCGTCAAGGGCTGATGCGCCGGAGCGGCTTGGTATTCGCGACGAGGGGGTATTGCTCCCTCGATCGCAACCTGAAGCGGGTGTGGTGGCATAGTGGGCGCTGGGCCAACTGCGACCATCACCGGAGGAGACTAAAGCCCATGAACGATCACCAGAGAGACGTGAAGAGAGGCGTGGCCATGTTGGAGGCCATGACCGAGGACGAGCGCACCAAGTATGCGAAGGATCTGATCGTCGAGGCGATCGAGGCCGCTCGTGACGGTAGCGGGACGGCCCAAGAGATCGCAACCGCGATCGTGTCCTGCATCAACATCCGCATCGGCGACACGCTCAACCACATCACGCGCGACATGGCTGAGGTCCGCGCTGCCATGCTCGGCGAGGACGACGATCTCGAACCGAAGAAGAGTTTCCAATGATCGAGGTCCTGCTCGCGACTGTGCCGTTCTACGTCTACGACGGCGACACGATCAGCCTGACGAACAACCCGCCGAACTTCCGTCTCGTCGGGCTCGACACGGCCGAGATCGCCGGTAAGTGCGAAGCGGAGAAGCGCCTGGCGCGCCTCTCTCGCAATCGGCTCCGTGCGTTGATCGCGTCTGATCCGCAGGCGAAGCTCACCGAGGTCCTGTGCTACGGCTCGAATTTCGGCCGACGGTGTGGTGTCATCAAGGTAAAGGGTGTAGACGTAGCCATCACTCTTGTGAGGGAGCAGTATGCCGATCCGTTCGCATGCGGATCAAAGGGCTGCCCCAAGAGGAGAGATTGGTGTCAGACAGTCAGAACACCACGGTAGGCCAGCGGAGCATTTTCCTTAGGGCGTGTGACGCTCTTTGGCTTCTACTTGCGGGCGCGACGATGCTGGTCGTCCCGATCCTGATCTTCTTCGGGACGAGGTCCGCCTACTACGAGTGGAAGCACTCCGATCCTGACCTGCGCGCCTTCATGAAGGTCTGCGTAGTGGAGCAGGACAAGCCAGCACGACGGTGCAAAGAGCTACACCGCTGGCGATAGCCGCTTGACGCGAATACGGCTTAGCCTGACAAGATACATCGCCACCCAGGAGGTCGCGATGAGGTTTGTTCTTGCTCTGCTCGCCGTTCTGTTCGCTTACCCGGCTCTCGCCGATCACACGTCCTTCGCTCTCGTCAATCGCTCGCCTGTCGCCATCCTGCAGGTCTACGCGACGTCGGTCGTCAACCGCAGCTTCGGCTTCGACCTGCTCGGCAAGGGCACGATCCCGTCAGGCTCTACGAAGTGGGTGAATCCGGTCGACAACCGCGGCTGCATGTTCGACGTGTTGATCACCTTCTATGGCGGGCACTCCGTCAACCGGCGCAATCTCAACCTGTGCACGATCACCGAGTTGTCGACGACGGGCCAGGGCATCGGCGTTCCCAATCGACACGAGCGCCCGCGCACGTATCAGGACTTCAATGCGTTGCGTCTGCCGCCGCAAGAGCCGATCCTGCGCGAGGTCCCGCGCTTCACCAGAGGTCACGCCATATGATGCGAACCACACTCCTCGCACTGTCCGTTCTGCTCGTTGCGGTCGCCAATGCGCAGCCGCATGACGCTGAGAAGCCGCACCAGCATGAGCAGCAGCCGCCTCGGCCGCCGCAGGTCGAGCAGCCGTCTGGCCCGCCAAGATGGTCGATCACGATCGTCAGCCCTCAGCGATCTGACCGCTACGCTTTCACGAGCCTTGAGGCGATGTTGCGGGACGCGCACCAGTTTGTCGACGACAAGACGCTCTTCATCATGATCCATCGGAACGAGCGTCTTCTCGATCGGTGGGCCCGCCCCGGCACGGAGTGACGCCATGAAGTGGATGCGTCGGCCGGGGCCGAACCTGTGTGATTGGCATCGGCACTTTGCATGGAAGCCGGTCCAGATCGCGGATACGGACATCATGGTCTGGCTCGAGTGGGTGGAGCGAATGAATTACAACGGGCCCGATGGACGCCTTCCGTTCTGGGTCTACCGGTTCCCGCGGCCCCGAAAGCCTCCTCTCCACCATACTGAGCGCGCTCTGCGACAATCTGTCGTGCGCATGGGAGATACGACAGTAAGGTTGCCGCAAAAATGACCAGTCATACCCTGTGCGCACACAGTTAGCGCACAGAGTTATGCCCATGCTGTGTTGACATAGCCCGTCATCATTGGTCGTGGTGTGCTAACTGGCGAGACATGCTTCTGACGCGGGTGGGAGGTGGTAGTCATCTCATCTGGCTCATAACCAGAACCAAACCGGCGCAACTCCGGTACCCGCTACCAAGTCATGCCTCAGGTCCGCCGCCTCACTTCACCTCGGCCGAGATTAGCTGTTCCACCGCGTGAATCGCCACGTCTGCGGGGCTACAACGCCCGCTGGGACGCCTTCTCGCGCAAGTATCGGAAGAAGTACCCCTTCTGCGCCATGTGCCACCAGAGCGGACGCATGACGTTCGCAGACCTCGTCGACCACAAGTATCCGGTCCAAGACGGTGGCGACATGTTCCCCGGCCACCGCGGTCTGTGGAGCTTGTGTGTTCCGTGCCACGGCGTGAAGAGCGCGCTCGAGCAGCTGGCGAGGTCCACCGGACAGATGGAACAACTTGTGCGCTGGTGCGATGAGCCCCAAGTGAGGCCGAGGGTATTCTGATGGCAGACGATCCGAATGCGCGCGGCGCCGCCGACAGACAGCGCATCAACATCAACCAGCCGTACGAGATCCGACACTGGGCTCGCAAATTCAACGTCACCCGGCGCGAGCTGCGCGAGGCGGTCGAGAAGGTGGGACCCAGCGTTGCGAAAGTGCAGGCAGAACTAGCGAGTCGAGCACATGGCGCGCATCAAGCTGACGAAGCTGCCTCAGGGACAAGTGAGGATCTCAACAATCGACTCCCTGGCGGGGACCGAAATCGAAAGCCTGCTTGAGGGCTGCGTCCAGATCGTTTGGAACGCCTCTCCTGCTGGCTCGAGCTTCCAGCTTCTGTTCGCGCCGGATGCGGTGATCGTCGCCGAGGAAAACCAGCCGGTAGAGCAGGAAAATGCCAGCGACAGCCAAGCGCAAGCCAACTGAGGCGGTCGGTGGAAACCCCGGTGTCGTGGCTCACCCGGCATTTCGGCGGGTGCCGGAGTGTCTATTCCCCTTGGTCCACGAGAAGGCGCGGACGGAATACGCTTCCATCTCGCGTCTGCTATTCAACGCAGGTCGACTTACGCTCGCGACCCATCGCGATCTCTGCAGCTACGCGATGCAGTTCGACGTCATCACGCGCAACAGCGAGGCTGGGAAGCCGATCCGAGCGCATTCCTTTGTCCAGATGGACAGATCCCGAGTCCGGTTGAAACTCGATGACCTCGACACGCCAATCGCGGCGCCGGAAGACGCGCCGGTCAACAAATTCTCGGGTGCTGGTTTCTCGGCTCGCCGCCGACAAGCTATTCGACGAGATTGAGTTCGACCCGGCCGAATTCCCCGAGCTCGCCGGAGAGACGTTCCCTGACTACCCGAGGATGGCCTCGTGGTATTGCGAGCAGATCACGGCCGGGAAGGTTCTAGCCTGCAAGGAGGAGGTTGCCGCGTGTCGGCGCTTCCTCGACATGCGCAAGGAGGCGAACAGCGCTAAGTCGCCGTTCTACTTCTCCGACGCGCACGTCGTCGACTTCTGCTCGTTCTTTGAGGGCCTGCCGCACACGAAGGGCTTTGAGGGCTCGTTCACGATCGAGCCGGTGCAGTGCTTCTGGGCGGCCGCGGTGTTCGGCTTCAGGGAGCGCGAGACGCACCTGCGCTGGACGCGCAAGGCGTCAATCTGGGCTCCGAGGAAGAACGGGAAGACGGCGTTTGGCGCGGCGGTTATCCTGTTCTGCGCAAATTGCGAGGGGGAGGTCGGCGCCGAGTGTGTGATCTCCGCTGGCTCTGAGAGCCAAGCTCACATTCCATACGACACCATCCGCGCGATGCTTGAGGCTGAGCCCGATCTCAAGAAACAGTTCGGGGCTTACGACACGAATGATTTTACGGATTTCCTGAAGACAGGCGGATCGATCAAACTCGCCACCGCGCGAGCAAAAAACCTCGACGGCTTGAACCCCCATCTTGTCTTTGAGGAAGAGCTTCATGCGCAGTCCATCGAGGTTATCAATGTTCTTGAGACGGCACAGGCCGCTCGCAGGAATCCGCTTGTATTCAGCATCTCGACCGCAGGTCGTGATGTCAATGCGCCAGCGTATGATGATTGGAAGACGTGTCTCGCGGTTCTCGATGGCCGTCTCAAGGCTCCTCGCCTCTTCACCGCAATGTACGCCGCGGACAAGGAAGATGACGAGAACCGCTTTAGCCCGAGCGTCATTGAGAAGCTAAACCCGCTCTACGGGATCTCGCTCAACCCAGAAGCACTGGACGAGGAGATCCACAAGGCGCGGCAGAGCGAGGAACGCCTCAATGAGTATCGCAGGACTAGGATCAACGTCTGGTCCCGTGCGGCTGGCAACCTCATCAACGTCGAGGAATGGCGCGCATGTGGAGATCGGCTCCTCACGCTCGACGCTTTCCGCGGATACCCGATGTACGTCGGGATGGATCTCGCGAGCCACAGCGACCTTAATGCGGTGTGCTTCTTGGTTCGTGTGGGGACGACGCTCTACGCGGTGATCAAGTACTGGCTCCCGCAGGAGAGCCCGCGGTTCCGAGATGATCGCTACGCCGACCAGTTCGGCGAGTGGGCGCGCAACGGAAACCTAGTGTTGACGCCAGGAAACTACGCGGACCAAGAGAAGATCTTGGAGGCTGTGAAGCTGGAGATGAAGGGGCACCACGTCACGGCGATCGGCTCTGACACCTACCAGCATGTGTTCCTCAGCGGTGCACTCTCGACCGAGGGCTACCAGTGCTTCGCCATCCCGAAGACGGCGAAGTACATCACCAGGCCGACCGACGACGTGGTGGCTCGCACGAAGAACGCCGAACTGCTACAGCATGACGCCAATCCGGTGTCTGAGTGGTGCGCTGGCAATGTCGTCGGTCACCGAGATGCGAACGACAACGTGCTGCCGAAGAAAGAGAAGCGCATGACCGGCGCCTCGATCGACGGCATGGACGCATTGATCAACGCGAACGCCGTGCGCATGCACTTTGAGGCTGGGCTGCTCCTCGACGATAAGGGCGCGCTGCCTCCGAACCCCTACCTCAACCGTGGTCTGGCAGGATACGCAGCATGACGGATCCAACGACCAAAGATGCAGATCTGCCCCCTGTTTATGCAGGGAGCACCATGGATTATTCACTGCCCGCCAACTTGTATGGACAGGAGTATCAGTGGGAGGAAATGTCACTCGGCCTGGATGGCTACGTCCGCTCGCTTACCGCAGACAGCCGCGCAGGCCTCGCCATCGCGATTCAGTGCGCCGGAGTGAAGGCTCGGGACATCGCCAAATGCGACATGATGCTGTGGCGGAAGAAGTCGAAGAAGTGGGAGGAGGTCAGCCCTGGTCGCCACTGGCTGGCGAAGCTCCTCTCGCGTCGGCCGAATGAGTATCATTCGTGGATCGAGTTCTGGCGGATGGTCATCACCCATCTGGAACTCGCCCAGAACGCCTACATCGTGAAGGTCACCGACCGCAAAGGTGACGTGCTTGAGTTGATCCCGTGGATGCCTGCCCGTGTGAGGGCTAGGGTGGCCCAGAACGGCGAACTCTTCTACGAGATCGCCAGTGTCACGGAATTCGAGCAAGCCCGTATGGGCCGCTCTAATGTCATCCTACCGGCCGACAACGTGATCCATCTCCGCGGCCGGATGTGGGATGGCCTCAACGGCCTCTCCAACGCGGTGCTCGGCAGCCCGGTGTTCGACATCGTGGCAGCGATCTCCCGCTACCAGACGAACCTGTTCGGGTCGGACGGCCGCCAGCCGATGGTGTTCGAGACGGATTCGGTGTTCCAAGGCGACCACGCCGAGAATGCATTCCGTCGGTTGAAGCAGCAGCTCGCCGAGGCCTCGCGGAAGATGCGCGCCACGGGTGAGCCGATCCTGCTCGAGGCCGGGCTGAAGGCGAAGCCGGTCGCGATCAACTCCAAGGACGCCGAGATCTCGGCCGCCTACAATCAGCAGGTGCTCGCCATCTGCCGGTTGATGGAGGTCCCCCCGCACAAGATCTACCACTACGAGTCGATCAAGTACGACAATCAGGCGGCGGCCGACAACCAATACGCGAACGACTGCCTCGTCCCGATCGCCAAGAACATCGAGGAGAAGTTCCGCAACGAGCTTCTCGCCGACAACGAGCAGGACGACCTGTGGCCCGAGTTCGATCGTCAGGCGATGGTCGCTGGCGATCCCAAGACGCTGTCGGAGGTGCTCGACAAGGCCATCAAGAACGGCGCGATCGAGATCAACGAATATCGCGCGCTGCTGCCGCTCGGCCTCAACCCGATCGAGGGCGGAGACGTCCGATACGTGCCGGTGAACATGGCCATCGTCGATCGCAGCGGAGAGATCATCCAGCAGGCCGCGACCGGCCAGCCGAACAACGACGGCACGACTGAAGTGAAGCCGGAGCCTGCGCGCTCCTTACGTCTTGTCTCCGAGAACTGACGAGGACCGCCATGCCCACGATGGTAAACCGTTCCAGCACGATTGCTGCCGGTGGCACAGCGCAATCGCTGATGGCCGCCAAGGACTATCCGGCGAACCGCAATGGTTTCTGGATCCAGAACCTATCTGCCGGTGATCTATGGATCTACGAGCTCGGGACGGCCACCGCCGACTCGCCGAGCATCAAGATCGCTGCCGGTGGGTTTTTCACGATGGTCGGCGTCGATTGTCCTGACAGCGCGATAAGTATCATCGGCGCTACGACTGGTCAGAAGTTCGCGGCTCGCGAGTGGTAAAGCATGTCTCCTCCTGTCGCCCTCGAATATAGCCAGCCACTCGGTCGTCGCGATCGTCGCGGCGGCGGGCCCATACGCCTGCTGTCGTCGACGTTCATGAGCGCACCTTGGTATGAGGCGACGGCGTATGCACATCTCTGCGCTGGGGCGGATCTGAACAACGACCGGTTTTTCCTGCCAGCGTTCGGCCCCGAGCTAATCACCAACGGCACATTTGACGCCGATATTACAGGCTGGTCGAACACGCTCGGCGGTACGTGGTCCGCAGGCGCGATGCGCGTCACATCCAATGGAACGCAGGGGCAGGTTAATCAGGCGATTACGACCGTTGTCGGAAAACTGTATGCGCTACGTTTCGACGGCGCGGCAGGCGGTGGGGCTACCAGCGTTGTTGCTTTTATCAGCACAACGACCAGTTTTGCCCAAGCCATTACATCAACGTCGTCCATAACCCCAGCAACCGGGATCACGATCTATTTCACGGCCACCACCACGACAAGCTATGTGCATTTGCGCACCCCTGCTGTTACGTCTGGCCACTATGGAGAATTCGACAACGTCTCCGTCAAAGAGGTCATTCTCACCCCCGAGGGCCGCACTTACGGGGCCGAGCTAATCGTCAACGGCGGCTTCGCGACAGAACCGACGCTTGGCAGCGAACTGATCGTCAACGGCGACTTCGCGACCGGCGCCACCTACGGTCCTGAACTGATCGACAATGGTGACTTCTCGGGTGCCGGGGTTTCCGCTCCGAATTACGGAACCGGCTGGGTCCTTCTTACCGGCGGTGCCGCAAGCTCAAGCATCTCTGGCGGCAATCTCAAGCTGACGGGCGACGGTGCGGCGTATGCCAATGCTGATCAGAGCATCGATACCGAAATCGGAGCAGTCTACGAGTTCACGCTGACGGTTGGCGGTGATCCGATTGGGATCAACGTCGGGACCTCCTTGGGGTCTACCCAGATCTTTCAGGTAGCGGCCCCCATAGGCACTTGGACGTATCGCTTCGTGGCGACTGCGACCACCACGTTCTTCCGCTTGCATAACATCACCGCCATCGAGGCGACGGTTGACAACTTCACCGTCAAGAAGCTGACGCAGCCGACAGGCTGGACCCTGAAGACGCAGAACTCTGGTTATGAACTCGCCGAGATAGCTAGCGGCGTCCTCAACCTGAAGGGTGACGGCACCAACTTCGCGTATGCCGATCAGTCGTTCGCTACGGTCATCGGCCAACTCTACGCGCTGACATACACAACGTCAGGCTCGTTTCCGATCAATCTTGGAACGGCAGCCGGTAGCACGGCCATCAAGCAGGTCTGGAACAATAACGCCGGTACGCACACAACCTATTTTGTCGCCATCTCGACCACGACTTGGATACGCCCCAATCGCGCGACCAACACTAACGCCACGCTCGACAACATCAGCATCAAGCCTGTCAGCAATCAGGCCGCGCTGGGTTGGATGTATAGCTTGGGTAGCGTCAACGCGCCTGCCACGATCTCGGGCGGAGTGCTCAACCTGACTGGCGACGGGACGAACAGTGCTTATGCTGACCAGTCGTTCACGACGGTCAATGGGCAGGTTTACGAAGTTGCGTTTACCGTAGGAGCTACGAACGCGGCGGGCCTGTTTTTTGGCACTACGCAGGGCAACAACAACGTTCTTGCTAGCCCGGCTTCTGGCTACGCTGCTGCAACCACCCATACGTTTAAGTTTGTGGCTGCAGGTGCAACAACGTGGGCTCGTTTTAGTCGGACATCAACAGGCACTTGCACGGTTGACAACGTCTCCATCCGCAACCTCACGGCGATCGGCACCTACCCGAAGCGCGAAGCGACGTTCGACGAGTGGTTCGCCTTCACGGCTGCGAGCGACAAGGAGCGAATCTCGGTCGATTCAGACGGCGTCTATCGTGACATGGCCTATGGCCGCACGAACTACGTCCGCAACTCGTCGATGCAGGCTGCCGAGGTCGCGGATCCGACCAAGACGCAGATGGCCATCAACGGCGACTTCGCTATTGATCAGGCCCTCGGAGCCAATGTCGCGCCTGGAGTTGTCACAAGTGCCACCGCCGGTTGGAGCACGACCGGCACAGGTGCGGCCCTTAGTTCGGACGGCACAAGCTTGCGGCTTACAGCCAACGCGGCTGGCGTAAAGACCTATGTGGCCGATCAGGGGGTCGGGAGCACTCTCACAATCGGCAAGCTCTATGAGTTCACCGCTACGACGACGGCGGGCGGTGGGACGAGTGGAGCAACCCAGCAGGCCAGCATTCGCGTCCGCAACGCTGCCAACAACGGCAACCTCGTCACGGCTCCATTTGCAGTGACCTCTACCGGCCGCACGTTCACCGTACAGTTCATCGCCGAGGCAACCAACCACGTCATTCGGCTCGAGTGGGTTGCAGACGCTTCGGCCGACACGACCACCTATGTCAGCTTCAACACTGTCTCGGTAAAAGAGGTCACGAACTACGCCACGCAGGGCTGGATACTAGGCCCCACGAATGGTGCTCAGGCGCGCTCGATCGCTAGTGGCGTGTTGAACCTGACGGGCGATGGGACGAACCAGGCTTACGTCGACCAGTTTTTCACAACCGTTGTAGGCCGTCTTTACACCGTCAAATACGACACGACCGCCAACGGCGTTGCGTGTGCGATTGGCGTTACGCAAGGCGCTACTACCCATGCGAACTTGTCGGGGAATGGCGCCGGTATTTCCATCACCTTCCAGGCCACGACCACGACCACTTGGGTGCGGTTCTACAAGGGAACGGCAGCACTCGTAACCATCGACAACGTCGTCATCTCGGACAGCGGTAAACTTCCGACGTATTGGGTTGCAGGCGCGACTTCCACGATTGGTGTGGGCCTGTCGGTCGTCGCGCTCGCCAACGAAGTTATCACGCTGCGCTGGTCGGGCTGGGCTCTTAACACCAATCCTCAGACGATCACGCCGGACAATGGCCCGTCCGCGTCTATCGGCGAGACGTGGACTAATTCGGTCAACATCGCTCTCATTTCGGGTTCTGTGGCGGCCGCTGGCTTAACGCTTCGCGCAGGCGCTGAAGGCGGTGGCACATCGCTGACCGGAATCACCTCTACGCTGACGCGCTACAGCAACACGCGGACGCTGACCGCGACCGCTGAAGAGTTGATTATTCGCTCGGCTCACACGGCTGCCACCGCTGTTGATTACACACTCGCCATCTCTGAGCCGCAGACAGAGCTTGCGACTGCGGCGACGCCTTACACGCGCACCATCGGAGCCGTCATCACAGGCGGTGTCAATCTCCGTCGCCGCGCCTACGCCAACAGCAAGCAGCAGTTGCGCTTGGAAGATGCGCGGACGAACTCCATACGCAACAGTGCTGGCCGCGGTGGCGGCGCTGGCACTATGCCGACGTATTGGACGACGAATGGATTTGCCGGAACCGGGCTGAACCAAACCGTCATTGGCACGGGCACCGAGAGAGGAATCGAGTATATCGAAATCCGCTGCTTCGGGACCGTGTCGGGCACAGCCGCGAACGTCCTGTATTTCGACGTCGGCCCCGCCAGCAACGGATACAACGTCCTGGCGGCAGTCACTGGAGCCCTTGTCTCTCACAGTGTCTTCATGTCGCTCGTCGGCGGCAGCTTTGCGAACGTCGGCAGCCTCGACTTGGCGCTTCGAGAGAACGATGCCACCCCTGCCTTCCTGCGCCAGACGCTCGCGTCTGTTATGACTGCGGGATCAAGCCTCACTCGCTTCAACAGCACCGTCACTCTCGGCGCGAGCACGACTGGCGTTGCCTCAGGCCTGCGTCTGGGCGCTGTCAACGGGTCCGTGATTGACTTCACCGTCCGCATCGGCTGGCCGGTTCTGGAGGCAGGAGCCTACACCTCCAATCCCATCCGCACTGCTGGCCTCGTTGCAACTCGCGCGGCCGAGGCGGCTCGCTTCTCCCCGCTCAACGAGGCGATCCTGGGCCGGACGCAGAGCAGTGTGGTGGTGCGCGCTCAACTAACGGCGACGACCACCAACAACGGTCGTCGGATCATTGGCTCCGATACATCGCCATCGATCATACACTCGTCGGTCGATACGGCCGCTGGTGCTATCGGCACATACAACGGAACAACCAGCTTTGGTGCAACATCCCCAACGACAGGTGTTCTGTCTCCATTTGGGGCCGCAATGGGCTTTGACGCCGCCGGGCGCAGCATTGTGATGAACGGCGGCACAGTTGGCGTCGACGCTCTCGCGATGGGCTCCAAGGCTGCCATCCATCTCGGCCGCGGCAGCAGCATCGGTGCCTCCACTCCGTATGCTGACGGCTACTACGACTTCGTCGGCATCTCGCCCGAGCGCCTGGCCAACTCCAACCTGCAAGCTCTCGCAGTCGCAGCTTAAGGAGACAGCAATGTCTGAGAACGTATCCCTCGACGAGTATCTGTCGAAGAACAAGGCCTTCACGAAGGAAAGCGACCACGGCACGATGGTGCTCAAGGGCCGCAACGGTTCGCCGTCGTCGTGGAACCCTGAGCAGCGCACCGTGCGCTTCATCATGTCGGCCGAGGTCGAGGATCGTGACCGCGACATCATCAAGACGGCGGGCATCGACATTCAGGAGTTCCTGAAGAACCCGATCGCGCCGTTCGGCCACCGCGCTCGCGAGATGCCTGTAGGCTCGTGGACGGACATCGAGAAGATCCTGACCGGGCGCCCGAAGCGGCTGGAAGGCACCTTGAAGCTCGTGAAGGAGGGCGGCGACGAGGTCGCTGACCGTCTCGCGTTCCACCTGAGCGAGGGCACCATCAAGGCCTGCTCGATCGGCTTCATCCCGCGCGCCATCAAGCGCCGCGACGTGCCTGACGACAAGAAGGATGAGCCCTACTTCTGGCCGGGCTACGAGATCGACGAGGCAGAGCTGATGGAATGCTCGCCGGTCACGATCCCTGCGAACCCTGCCGCACTCGCCAAGGCTGCGTCTGGCGGCGACCGTCTCGCCAAGGAGACGATCGAGTGGGTGCTCGAGACATTCGCGACAGATGTTGCGTTCGCTGCTTGCGTCGACAAGGACGCATTCCTGGCTGCGCACAAAGAGGCGACGGGAGAGAAGACGACGGTCGTCGTTGCTCCCCCTGCCCCCCAGCCGGTGGCGACGTCCGACACGCCAACGCTCTTCCGTCGCGCCCTCAACATCTTCATGGGCGAGGACATGATCAAAGCCCTCGACGATGAAGCCGCCAAGGATCCTTCTGCAGAGGCCGAGAAGGTCGTTGCAGCCCTCAGGGGCATGAAGGAGCGTAAGGAGCAGCAGCAGGCCGTCCTGGCCCGCGCTGAGGCTCTTAAAGCACGGACTGCGAAGAACCTCGCAGCATAGCTCGGCGCGTAGCCGAACGGGCGTCATCCCCCGTCTGGATGATATCGAGAGGCGCAAGCCTTACTCAGGAGCAACAGATGAGCACTCTCATCTCCAAGCTGCGCGCCCGACTGCAAGACA